TTCTCCTTTGTTAATCAAACAATCCCTCAAAAATTAGCACCACTATTAATGCTAGTATAAAAAACAATCCCATCATATAACCTGTAAATGTTATCACGTTTAAACCTCCTAAGAATTTAAGTCCATTAATATATATTCGCCTGTCTTAATCTTGCTGTCAATAGTTTCTTTATCTTCGTTAAGAAATATTCTCAGCCATTTGCTTGTAGTCCTTGAAGATTTCCAAGCCTCCTTATTATCTCCGTTCATTTCTATCATTGCGTTATTTAGGTATGTGCTTCCGTGTGCCTTAATGCATATAGTAGTTTTATAAGACTGAAAGATTACACCTTCGCCTGTATAAATTCTAAATTGATTTGCAACATCATTCCCATTGTCTGGGTTGAATAAGTTTTCTACTCTCATAATTTTAACTCCTGTATATATTTATTATGTGTTATTAATTTACGCCATAGCGTACCCTAATTCTTTTCGTTTTGCTACTCTGCCTGTGTCAGGTTTTCGCAAATGTTTGAAAGCGTTTAAACAGTCTGCCTTCTTCTCTCCAGTATCTCATTTAATAAATGAAGTCTACCTTGGTTCTCTAAATTAATCAAGCCCCTTGATGGACAAACTGAAATCATTTTAGAACCTAAGTGAATATTAAATTCTCTAGTTTCTTTTACTACGTTTAAACGGGCTTCTCTTTTTGTCATCTTAACTGCCTGTCTTTTTTGTTTTCTGTTTAATGTTTTCATGTTGTAACTATGCCACCCCTAAAAAATAAATGCAAGTCTTTTTTTAACTAAAGTATATTTATTTTATATATAATATTTGTATACTTTTACTATTGCTTTTTTAAATTAATCATGTTATTTAATATTTTCTCTAACATTTTATTAAATCAATGTCAATAGTTTAAAAAAATTAATTCAACTAAACTACTGTACAAATATACAGCATCTTAAATGCTCTGTGTTGCGTTTTGTGTGAGTGGTCTAAGCCTTACTATCATATTAATTATAATGCTTTGTGCGTACTCTCTGTGCGTTGTGGTGTGTGTCAAGTTTAGCAAGTGATAGAGATTTAAAAGCGTTTAAAATGGTAGTGCGTTTAAACGTAGTAAGATTTTACATTTTAACAGACAAAAAAAACCCCCAATAAAGGGGGCAAAACTTAGGGGATTAGTTTTAGTTTATAAATAATTAGATAATCTATTTCTAATGGCTCTGAAGTGCATAATCTCTGCCAAGATTTCTTCAGGTTCTTCCACCTCTAAAAGTTCTTTTTGTAATTCTTCCATTTTATCATTTACTAAATCATGCAAGTCATACAAAGCCCCAGCCATTAAAGGTATTACAGTATCATTATTATTTATATCTATTTTTACAGTCTTCATTTTTATATTCTCCGTTAGGTTATACCACGAAAGCCCCACATTTGCGGGGCTGTTTAAACGTGGTAAGTTATGCAATCGTTAGCGTATCATTACCGCAACTATTACAGATTGCATTATTCATTCTATCAATCATGGTCTGTGATGCTCTCCAACCAAAACCGCAAGAGCTACATTCAACCTTTATATTTCTAGTGCCTTGCTTCTTCTTGTTAGCTGTTGAAACTTCCGCGTGGGGATATTCTCCCAGTTCTTTAACAATCTTTTCAAGCTTTGCTGTCAACTCTTTCCCCGCGTGGGTGCTTGTCATCTTGCCTTCAAGACCAACATCAACGGCAATAGTTCTGAATAATCCCTTATGTCCATTTATACAATCATCAATAGCATGTATTAGCTCATGCGTTAAAACATCTAACACCCTGATACTATCATCTTGAGTTGGTGATATATAGACTTCATTTACTCCAGCCTTAGAACTTGCCCTGTTATGACAAGTTCCTATTGCTTGATGCTTTGCACCAGTTCGCCCACCACTTGCAGGAAATCCGCAAGAGACTTTTACATCCTTTGGCACTTCATAGCCGTGCTGTTTAAACACCCCGTTATTAAGTTTATCTGTTGCCATGATGAGCCAGTTTTCACGTGTTATTTTATTTTCAATTTGTAATGTTTTCATTTTTATTTTCTCCGCTGTTAAGCTTTTTAATTAATTACAAGATGTATTATCGGTTATATTGAGTTTAAACGCAAGTAAAATTATGAAAGTTTTTAAAGTTTTTCATACTAACAACGTATTAAATTAATTTGATAACTCCATAAACTAGATAAACTTTACAAGGGGCATGTAAAATCTTTTAAAGTTTGTATAGTTTTTATATATAAATCCCGCATACGATAAAGCTATACAAGTCTTTTAAAGTGTGCTAGGTTTTCTAAGTTGTTGATATCCTGTGGATAACTTTTGAAGCCTTGGCAAGTAGGGGGAGGCAGGATGCACAGGGGGGGTGGGGTGGTATATATATAAAACACATACATTTCTAGCCAATATGGTTATAAACCAGTTAGCCGCGTACTCCCAAAACTTCATAAGCTTTAGGACATAAAAAAACCCCTAGTTTTAGTAGAGGTTTGCGTGGGTTATGTAGGTGTTGAACCGGGGGACGTTTACAACTTTATTATACACCCCCTTTCACTATTTGTCAAGGCATTTCTAAAATACTTTTAAAGTTTACAAAGTACTTGACAAACTAGTAAATAGTTCTTATAATAGAAGCATGAGTTATCTACCAGAAAAGAAACGAAATCTTACCGAGAAACAAGAAACATTCTTAAATAACCTCGTTGAGACTGGAGGAGACTTCAAAAAGTCAGCCGAACTTGCAGGATATTCAGGCAATCACTATCAAATATTAAAATCATTAAAACACGAAGTAGTAGATTTAGCCTCAGACGTACTTGCGAGGGAAGCCCCTACAGCAGCATTCAAGCTTATACAGATTATGAAATCAGATAAGCCTGTTCCCCAAGCTAACAATAAGTTACAAGCTGCACAGACGATACTAGATAGGGCTGGTGTTGTTAAAACAGATAAGCTAGACATTAATCATAGTGTTAGCGGTGGTATCTTTATACTACCAGAAAAGCATACTATTGATATAGAAGCAGAAGATGCACAATATGAAAATTTGGATAACTGAGTACATAGATAATGTCCCCGGTATTCTTATAGGACCATACATTAAAGCTGATACAATGATACAAGCTAGTAGAATAGCAATAGAACACGGGTTGTTTGTAATTGGAGAGATACAAGAACTACAACACGAAGAAATAATAAAAGAAAGGACAGTACACTAATGAGCATTGAATATAGAGGAGAAAGATTCTCAGGTTATAACAAACCTAAAAGAACTCCGAAACATCCTACTAAATCACATGTAGTGTTAGCCAAGGAAGGCAGCACTATTAAAATGATTAGGTTCGGTGAGCAAGGTGCGTCCACAGCTGGTAAGCCTAAATCAGGTGAATCAGATAGAATGAAAGCAAAGAGAAAGTCTTTTAAAGCAAGACACGGTAAGAATATAGCTAAAGGAAAAATGTCAGCAGCGTACTGGGCTAATAAGGTTAAGTGGTAAGTTGTGGGTAGACAAATAGGAAATGACGAAGGCAGTCAAGTAACCTTTAGAAAAAGTATTTATGGTAAAAGCGATGGTGGTAAGGGTGCAAGACCTAGAATTAACACAAGCTCAAAACAATACCAAGATAATTGGGATTTAATATTTGGAAAAAAAGATGGCAACAAAAAAGAAAACAAAAAGTAAATCAACCGTGAACAAAGCTGGTAACTATACCAAGCCAACTATGCGTAAGAGACTTTTCGAGAGGATTAAAGCTGGAACAAAAGGCGGTAAAGCCGGTCAGTGGTCAGCTCGAAAAGCCCAGCTCCTTGCAAAAGCATATAAAGCCGCTGGAGGTGGCTACAAGTAATGAAACAATTTATGATTAAAATAATGGAAAAAGGAAAGAAATGTTACTCAAACCTTTTTAAAAAATGTTTAACACCAACCAAAGTAAAAAAAACAAATGATAAGAAAAAAGCCCCAGTCAAGAAAAAAAGCACCACAAGAAAGTCTAACTAAGTGGACCAAACAAAAGTGGGGAACAAAAAGTGGTAAACCGTCAGCTAAGACGGGGGAACGATATCTCCCGAAGAAGGCGATTAAGGCATTATCAAGTAAAGAATATGCTAAAACAACAGCAGCTAAAAGAAAAGGCACAGCAGCAGGAAAGCAACACGTAGCTCAACCTAAGAAAATAGCCAAGAAAACTGCTAAGTATAGGTAATATGTTACAAGAAGGATATATAAAAAGAACTACATCTACCATACCTTTTGGGTATGAGTTAGATAACGAAGCAAGTAGCTTCCTAAAACCAATAGAGCCTGAGTTAGAAGCATTACAGGTTGCAGAGAATATGGTAGTCAACGAAGAAATATCATTACAAGCAGCATGTGATTGGTTAGAATACAAGACGGACAGACGAATGTCTGCTCCGGGGCTAAAAAAACATATAGATAAAAAGTATGGATTACGAAGCGAAAGATTGGGAATTAAATCCACATCTTTACTTGCAAGATAGCGAAGGCAATTTTGTAACAAAAAAAGACGGCACTCCTCGTAAAAAAGGTGGTCGTCCTAAAAACGATGCTGAGTCTAAAGCTCGTAGAACTATTTCGCGTAAACAAAAGAATATTCAAAAGCTAGAGCAAAAGCTCAACAACGCTAAGAAGTCATTCAAAAAACAAAAAACAACTCTTGAAAAGCTTGATAATACTAAAGAAGGTATTGTTACGGATGAAGATTTAAATAAACTTCCTAAAGCTGTACAAGAAAAACTTGACAATCATCACGTATTCTTTCATGCTAATGAAGGTCCACAAACAGACTTTTTAGCTGCTGGTGAAAAAGATGTGTTATATGGCGGAGCTGCAGGTGGTGGTAAATCATATGCAATGATAGTTGACCCACTTAGATATGCTCATAAAAAAGCACACAGAGCTTTAATACTAAGAAGGTCTATGCCGGAACTAAGGGAGATGATAGATAAATCTCGTGAATTATATCCACAAGCATTCCCCGGTGCTAAGTTTAGAGAAGTAGAAAAACTTTGGAACTTTCCTAGCGGTGCAAAGGTAGAGTTTGGTTTCCTAGAAAGAGATGCAGATGTATACAGATATCAAGGACAAGCATATAGTTGGATAGGTTTTGATGAGATTACTCATTTACCTACAGAGTTTAGTTGGAACTATCTTGCTTCACGTTTAAGAACAACAGACCCAGAAATACAAACATACTTACGATGCACAGCCAACCCCGGTGGTGTTGGTTCGCACTGGGTAAAGAAAAGATATATAGAAGTTGCAGACCACAACAAAAGTTTTTTAGGTAAGGATGGTTTAACTCGTAAGTTTATTCCTGCTAAATTAGCTGACAACCCCTATCTTTCAGAAGATGGTGTGTATGAGCAGATGCTTAAATCTTTACCGCCAACTCAAAGACAACAACTTCTTGAAGGTAACTGGGATGTTGCTGAAGGAGCTGCATTTACAGAATTTGAACCTAGTAAGCATGTTATTACTCCTTTTGAACTTCCGATACATTGGGAAAGAGTAAAAGCAGTTGACTACGGATATGCTGCAGAGTCTTGTTGCTTGTGGGGAATAATGGATGTAAATGATAATACTTTAATAATATATAGAGAATTATATAAAAAAGGCTTGACAGGTGAAGAATTAGGTGCTATAATAACTGATATGGAGTCCGAAGACCCTTTCTCAGTGAATGGTGTCTTGGATACCGCTGCATGGGCAAGAACAGGAACAACTGGTCCAACTGTAGGAGAGAGTTTAATTAAAGCTGGTCATAAGTTAAGACGAGCAGATAAGAATAGAATACAAGGTAAGATACAATTACACGAGTATTTAAAGATTAGAGAGAACGGAAGACCTAAGTTACAGATATTTAATACATGTCCTAACTTAATAAGAGAGTTACAGTCTATACCGTTGTCTAAAACAAATCCGGAAGATGTGGATACACATGCTTCTGACCACGCATATGACGCGTTAAGATATATGATAATGAGCAGACCTAGAATGGAAAGCCCGTTAGAAAGAATTAGAGGTTTAAAAAGAGAAATGTATAGACCTGTAGATTCAACATTTGGTTATTAAAATATGGCAGACAACGAAAATACATTTTTAAACGCTAATAGTATCTACGAAGAAGTAGAAGGCGAGTCTGGAGTTAAACTAACTTTAGAAGAAGACCAACAACGAAACCTTATCGGAATAATTAAAGGTAGGTTTGCACAGGCTGAAGAAGCTAGACAAACTGATGAAACAAGATGGCTCAAAGCTTATGAAAACTATAGAGGCTTATACTCTAAAAGTGTTAAGTTTAGAGAGTCTGAAAAATCTAGAGTATTTGTAAAAGTTACTAAAACTAAAGTACTAGCTGCCTTTGGACAGTTAGTTGATGTTATATTTGGTACAGGCAAATTTCCGATAGGAATTGCGGAAACTAAAATAGCTGAAGGCGAAACTAATTTTGCACATCTTGACACTGCTAATCCAACTCCCGGATTAGAAACTAGTGAACAGATGGAAGATATGGAAGTTGACGGAAACAATGTTGACTACGAAAGTCCTTACGACATTGGTTTTGAAGGAGACGGAAAAACTTTAAAAGCTGGAGCTACTTTTCATAACGGTATTTTTGAAGATAGTCTTGAAGACCAAGCAAAAGCTGCTGGTATTCTTAAAGATGGAACAAGTGCAGACCCACAAAAAATAGAAGTTTCTCCTGCTCAAAGAGCTGCAAGGAGAATGGAAAAACTTATCCATGACCAAATTGAAGAATCAAACGGTAACTCTGAATTAAGAAATGCTCTTTTAGAATCTGCTTTACTAGGTACAGGGATTGTAAAAGGACCATTTAATTTTAATAAAAAATTACACAAGTGGGATACAGAAGAAGACGGAACTAGGAATTATAATCCTTTAGAAGTTAGAGTACCTCGAATTGAGTTTGTAAGTTGCTGGGATTTTTACCCAGACCCTTCAGCTACTAATATGGAAGAATGTGAATATATAATTCACAGACATAAAATGAATCGTAGTCAATTACGACAACTACGAAACATGCCTTACTTTGATGATGACGCAATTCGTAGTGCAATTCAAATGGGTGCTAACTACGTAGAAAAAGATTTTGAATCTCAATTAAAAGATGATGCAAGGTCTGATGAAGATATTAATAATAACTTTGAAATATTAGAATACTGGGGCATTATGGATGCTGAGTATGCAAGAGAAGTAGGTATTGACTTACCCGACAGTGTTGATGACCTAGATGAAGTACAAGTAAATATATGGACATGTGGGCATTATTTACTAAGAGCTGTTTTAAATCCTTTTACTCCATATAGAATA